AAAGAAAATGGAGTTGAATTCATAAAGAGGTGACAAGACAACTGTTGATTTTTCCCATGATGTCCTGAGCCCGAACTTGGCGTCAACAGAGTCCTTGATTGTCCTAATCCTCTCAAGGACCCTATTCACCAAAATAGGATTGGATCTCGGGCTGTGCTTCCCAGGGCAGAGGGTTATGAGAATCCCTTCATCATCAGATGAGACCTGGAATGATGTGATGGGTGTGAAGCCTATTGAAGAGATCTCCTTTTCAATAAATTTCTTGAAAACATGGAGCATCGCAACATGGTAGAGGCTGCTTGTGTAATGGAGGATGCCTTGGAGCATGTTCCCGTGGAGTGTGATATACGTTGAGCCCTCCTTCATTTGTGGAGCCTTCTCAAATCCCCAGAACACCTGGCGAAGCTTCAGGATGACTTTGTCGACCATTGTTGAGGATTCCCCTTTCATGAATTCCCTGAAGACAGTCTTTGGCATCTCAACTCTTTTATTGCTCATGGTGTTGAGAGTTCTTGATATGAATGGGAAGAACTCCACAGGTGTGAGGTGAGACAAAAGGCATGCAAGCATCTTCATCAGGAAGCACTGGCACCAAGTGGTCATGTCCATGGACATCTTAATGGTCAGGCAATCATTGGGGCTGTAGGATGCTTTGACTCTCCTTGTGTGCCTTGAGACAAACTTCTTTTTATCTTTTGGCTTTGTCAGACACTCCTCCTCTAAATCTATGCATATCCCTGTACTTATTGACTCAAGAGCCGCAAGCCTCAACCTTGACGCCATGTCCAGAATGCTAATTTCCCTCACCCCACCTATTTGATATTTCCTAAAAATGCTGACAATGATGTACCCCTTGAAGAGCTCTTCAGTATTGTAAAGGCAGCCGAGGGATTCCATTAGCATCACCCCCATGAGCAGTGGCAGCATCGAGTAAAGAGCTGCAAAGCACTTGGTTCTGACTGCCATCAAGCCCTCAACAGTCTTCTGAAGGACATTTTTTGCATTCCCTGTGAAGATGGATGTGGTGCTTGACTTTGTTGTGGCAAATGACTCCAGAGTTGTCGATGCAAAGGTGCCTAGGCTAGAAAGTCTGTAGTTGCCCATATCAGAGAGCGCAGATCTACTCCTTAGATCCTCCTTGATCAAATCAGCACCCATCTTTATGAATCCAGGAC